GTGTTGGAAATGACGACGGTCCATCTAGTGATGATGGATTTGGTGGTGGAGATGATGGTATGGGTATGTTTGAAAGTGAGGCAGACCTTAAGCCAGGACAACCAAATCCATGGGCAATATGCCATGCACAAGTTGGACCTAAAAAAACAAGAAAATTTGAAAGATGTGTACAATCTGTTAAAAAACAATTGGAAGAAGGAAAAAATCCTGTATCTTTGTTTATTGAAAATCAAATTATGAAAATAGTAGAAAAGAACTTACCACCAAGAATTACTAAAGGTGATTTAATTAGACATCTGTCCGAAGGTGAAAATTTTGCAACAAAACACTTGCAATCATTTGGTAAGAGTTCTGGTACTGAAACTGCACCTGCAAAACCAAAAACAAGTCCGACAACAAAACCTGGAACAAAACCTCAAAGACCAGCTCATCCTGGTAAGAATCCAAACCCTGGTGAGAATCCTGCACCAAAGGCTAAAAAAGAAGTTGAAGAACAGGGTCCTGCTGTTGCTCCAGTAAAACCAAAAGTTAAACCAAAAACAAAACCACAAAGACCCGCACACCCTGGAAAAAATCCTAACCCTGGTGAGAATCCTGCACCAAAGGCTAAAAAACTTTCTGCAGAAGAGGCTAAAGATAAAATTATGGACGTTATATTAAACTTATTACAAAATTAAAATGGCAAAGAAGATTAAAGAACAATTAGATTACGGGAATAGACCCGAAAGAATGGACCCAAATTTGGAAAGAAAATCAGCAAGTCCTGAAAATTTATATGCTCAAAATCCTGCCATGAGAAAAGGTACTGAAGACGTTCAAAGGTTGATAAGTAATAGATTTCAAAAAGTTGCGGAAAAGTTAAGTGAAGTAACGGGAATAGCAGATTTAAGTTCAAAACAAGTTCAAGGAATAGTTTACAATGAAATGATGGCAAAGTTACCATCTATTAAGAGAATAGAGGCTCAACACAGGGAAGAATTAGAGCAATTGGCAATACAATCGTCTTTAGAAGAAACCGAAGTACCTGCAGATTGGTTTAAAATTGAAGCATTACTTAACAGACGACCAATTAATACAGGTGACTTTAGAATGAAACCTGAAAAAGATAAGGAAGAAAAGGAAGAAGACGAATCTCCTGAAATTCCATCATTTGATGTTGAAGATTTAACTGACGAAGAAGTTCTTGAGTTAGAAAAACATAAAAGAAACATTATTAACGCAATCGTCCAAGGAGCAGCTAAAAAGGGTCATTATGTTTTTCAAAAACCTGATATTAAAGCCAGATTAGATGAAATCAACCCATCTCTTTATAGAGATTATTTAGGTATTATGGCAATTAATGACTTCCTTTATTTTACAATGGAACAAATGATTGAAATGATGAGTCAAACAGGACAAGGTATTGCTGGTAAGGTAAAATTACAAGATAACGATGATGAGGATGAAGGTGAAGGTGAAGAAGAGGGCGAAGATAAACCAGATACAAAAATTGTTGCAGAAGGTATGATTTTCCCAATCTTATGTCACGAAATAATTAAAGGAATTGAAGAGGGTAAGGGTAGATATGGATTGCCTAAAGATATGGAATTACGTAAGAAAGTTCAAGGTCAGGTTGATATATTATCTAATGAGCCGATGCAACTTAGAATAGGCCCTGAAATAGTAGAAAAACTTAGATACGCATTACCTGACGAAATGTATGATGAATCAAATCAAGGTTTAACTCCTTGGTTCCACATATTATTATATCAAATACCTGCAGAATCATTTTTAAAAATTATCGGAAATGCAATATCTGAAGACCAATCAAAAGTTAAAATTGCAACTTCAAAATTTAAAGAAATTATGAAAGAGGCTCAAAAAATGAAGTCTGACTTTGATAATTTTAGAGAAGATAGTGAATCTGACGATAGTAATTTAAATCCTAGTGGTAACTTTAGTTCTTACGATGATGATGATGAAGATTCTGATGTTGATTATGCCCCTGAAGAAGAAGACGATGATGAGGATTATCTTACAGACATGGATGATTACTTAGATAGTTTGGGGATAAAAAAACCCGACAATCTTGACGACTTATTAGGTGGTTTGGGTATATCGTTATCCAAATAACCAAAATTTGTGAATAGAGAACAATTAATTATTGAAGTAACGAAGTGTATGAGGAATACTCCTTATGCACTTCGTACTTATTTACAGACTTACGATAACACCGTATCCAAATACGTTCCGTTAGATTTATTTCCAGACCAAATTAAATTAATCGAAGATTACGATAACTACAATGAAAATGTTGCCTTGAAATACAGACAGGCAGGGGTTACAACGGTTACCGCTGCGTGGGCATCAAAAAGATTAGTTTTTGCCAAAAAGAATAAACCTGAAAAAATCCTAATCATTGCCAACAAATTAGATACGGCAGTTGAGATGGCAAATAAGATTAGAGGTTTCACAGAACAGTGGCCTGCATGGGTTGGAGTTACTTTCTCCAATGAAAAAAATGCACAAAGACATTTCAAATTAACTAATGGTTGTGAGATTAAAGCCGTTGCCACATCACGAGATGCGTTAAGAGGTTATACCCCTACCATATTGATATTTGATGAGGCCGCCTATATTGAAGCCGATGGAGATTTTTGGGCAGCTTGTATGGCCTCACTATCTACGGGTGGTAAGGTTATTGTTGTATCAACACCAAACGGATATGACCCAATTTATTATGAAATCTATGACCAATCTTTGAGAGGTATGAACGATTTCAAAATAACTGAAATGTTTTGGTACCGTGACCCACGATATACAAAAGACTTGTATATGGTTAAAACCAATGATTTGATTCATTTTATTTTGAATAGAGAAGAATATAATCTTGATGAAGTTATCATTAATTTGTCTATGGACAACCCATATGACAGAGACCACTCCATAGTAACAGACTATATTGAACAAGGATATAAACCATGTTCTTATTGGTTTGAAGGTATGGTTAAGAAATTAAAATATGATAGACGTAAAGTAGCTCAGGAGTTGGAATGTAATTTCTTAGGTTCAGGTGATAACGTATTTGATTCTGAAATGATGACAGATATTTCTAAAAACCAAGTTAAAGAACCTCAGGCAAAAATGATGGGAGGAGGACTTTGGATTTTTAAAGAACCTATTACTGGACATAAATATGTTATGGGTGTCGATGTATCAAGAGGAGATTCTGAGGACTTTAGTTGTATTCAAATAATTGATTTTGATTCAAGAGAACAAGTTCTTGAATATGTTGGAAAAGTTCCACCAGACATCACCGCAGAGATTGCTTATAAGTGGGGGACAATGTATAACGCCTATTGTGTGATTGACTTAACAGGAGGTATGGGAGTTGCCACAGCAAGAAAAATGCAAGAGATGGGGTATCAATCAGGAATGTATGTTGATAATGTTGATACAACAAACAAATGGAAGTTTGACCCTAAATTAAATGAAAAAATACCTGGTATTAATTTTAACAATAAAAGGGTTCAAATTATTGCATCGTTTGAAGAGTCTATGAGACACAAGTTTAGAATTTATTCAAGTAGGTTATATAATGAAATGAATACGTTTATTTATGTTAATGGCAGACCTGACCATCAAAAAGGACATCATGATGATTGCATCATGAGTATCGCTATGGCAATTTACGTTGCAGAAAAATCATTCCAATCTTTAGAAAAAGTTGTAAACCATACTAAAGCCATGTTAAACTCTTGGTCTACTGCTATCAGTGAGAACAAAAATACGTCAGAATATTTTAATCCTATGGTTCCTCAAATGGGTAGGCAATACCCAATAAACCAAGGTGCCTCTCGTGCTGACTATGAAAAATACTCTTGGTTATTTCGTTAACGATAAGTATTTATATTATCACGGTAACAAGTAAATTTACATTATGGCAGAACAAAATATGACGGTTTGGCAACGACTGTCGCAAACATTTGGTCCGAATTCCTTACTACAACAAGATTATCCAACTTTTAAGTTTGATAAGAAGGAATTATTACGTACCAAAAGCAGAGAAGAATACGAAAAAGAAAAGTTACAAGCACAACAAACTTTTTACCTAACAAATCAATGGGCTAAAGTTGAGAACAATCTTTACTCACAAGCGATTTATTATGAGCCAACAAGATTATCTTCTCAGTATGATTATGAGTCGATGGAATATACTCCTGAGATTTCAGCGGCGTTAGACATTTATGCTGAAGAATCTACAACAACAAATGAGGACGGATTCATCTTACAGATTTATTCAGAATCAAAAAGAATTAAAGGCGTATTAGCCGACCTATTCAACAACTCACTTGATATCAATACTAACTTACCAATGTGGACAAGAAACACTTGTAAGTATGGTGATAACTTTGTTTACT